AACAGAATCATGGTTGCTGGAAACATTGGTTTGTCTAAATAAACTTCACCATGACTGAAACACTACGATACAGAGTCGTAAGTAGGGAAGTGATAGAAGATAATTTATCCAAAGACGATGCACTTTATCTTATTGCGAACCTTGAAGACCAAGGTCAAACGAATTTACTCATGGAAGAATATTTTCCCGATGCTAATAGACTAGGACGAAATCCAGACTTACATTAACCAGGCTAATCCTTATAAATACATTTAATAGTATTATTAAGAGGAGATTACTTTGCCTGAATCAAACTTCATGGGACAAAATGGATTCCAATGGTTCATAGGTACATGTGAGGATAGAGATGACCCACTTAAAATGGGTCGTATAAGAGTTCGCTGTCTGGGTATACACACTGACGATTTGTCACTTGTTCCTACGGATTCCCTTCCGTGGGCGTATGTTATGGCCCCTACCACTAGCTCTTCCATGCAGGGACTCGGAGAGACTCCTCATTTTATCGTGCAAGGGTCACAAGTAATTGGTTTCTTTAAGGATGGTGAGGAAAAACAACAACCCATTATCATGGGAACCCTGCCTGGATATAATACCGAAGACCCAGATATTTCAAAAGGATTCTCTGACCCTGATGGTGTATATCCATCCGTATTGGGTATTGATGATGTTAATAGTCTGGGAAGGGGTTCCCTCGCAGAGTCACATCCTAGTGTGCAGTTAAGAAGAAACCTAAGACAGACCTCCATTCCTATAGCTGGTAAACCGCATCTAGAACAGGTAAGTCAGACTCTTACAGAACCAGAAGCAAGAACAAGTTATGATGAGAGAGATGCGAAATCTAATGCACCTACTCTATATCCATTTAACCATGTTCATGAAACTGAATCAGGGCATGTTCACGAAATTGATGATACCGTTGGTGGGGAAAGAATACACAGACAACATAGAATAGGAACCTTTGAAGAGTGGCATCCAGATGGTGCAAGGGTTCTACACACTGTCCATGATAATTATGAGATTATCGCTGGAGACAGTAATATCTTTATCCACAAAAGGGAGAATGATGCTGGTGAGTCGGAAGCAGGGAATCTTACTATCACGGTTGAGGGCGATTGCAAACAATTAATTAAGGGTGACTATGTTCTGGAGGTCGAAGGAAACTATACACAGAAGATTCATAAGAACTCTCAAATAAGAGTGGGTGCTCAAAAAGAAGGTGGTGGAAATCTTGAGGAAGAAATACGAGGGAACCATTCCCTAAATATTTATAATGCGTACTATGGTGCGGTAGGTTCCGCTACTGAAGGGCCGAAAGATTATCAACAAACTATTGGTGGTAGCGAAAGTAGAGATGTCGTTGGTAGTATGGACATATACACGGATGCAAACTATACTCTGTTCGCTATGATTGATGCTAAGCTTACGAGTTCTGTCAATATGACTCTTACCACAGTATCAGGTATTATGTCATTCAAGACAGGAGATAAGTTGAATATGAAGTCTGGAAAGGCAATGCATATTAAAACAGAAGCGGATGGATTGACGATAGATTCTGTTGGATTGGTTACGGAGAACTTCTCCGCATCCCAAGATACTAATGTTACAGGAACGATTGATATTAATTCGACTGCTGATATTACAATTGATTCTGGTGATGCCAATATTGAGTTGAACCCATAGGAGAAACAATGCCAGAAGTAACAAGAGTAGGATTGGACATGCATGTAGGTCATGCAAGTCCTACCCCGAACCCCTTTCACCAAACTGCATACGCAACTGGAAGTCCAAACGTATTTGTGAACAGTGCAAAGTGTACACGTATTACAGACACTACGTCATGTAGTGATCCGGCCGTAGCAGGAAGTGCAACTGTATTTGCAAATAGTCTTGCAGTACATCGTAAGGGTGACGCAACAGGTGGTCATGCTTCATGGGTTCCTAATCAATCTAACTCTGGTTCACCTAACGTGTTTGCTGGAGATTAATAATGGGTATTCCTTCAGTCCCTAAGTTTAATATTCCAAATCTATGTGGTGCTTCCCCAGAGATGAATGATATGCTTAAAAAGAAAGATGAATTGATGAAAGAACTTGAAGCTGGTTTGGAGATTGATGCGTCTGCTCTAAAGTTGAAGATGGATGTCGGTTTAAAAGACTTACAACAGAAAATAAAAAAACTTGCTCCAGAAATGCCTTCGTCAGTAGACCTTTCTTTACAATCAGAATTAAAATCTCTAACAGCAATTACTCAAGGTACTGCTAGTGGAAAAATTCTACATGATTTAAAAAAATTAGAACTTAGTGAGAAGTTTGGTGCAGCGTTAGAAGCAGCTGGAAGTTCATTTGATGCCATGGCGAAAGCAATGGAAACTAATATTCTAGGGGGAGGAAGTGGATGTAATTGCGGAATTCCTAATATGTTGATTGGTGGTGATGGAGTGGTTAAAGAAAAACCCGAAAACCCTGTTACCCCAATAAAGGAGACTGAAGGTGAAGATAAATCTACGGTTATAGTTCCAGCTAAGGTTATTAATACTGCAATGAGTAATGGTGTTGCGGCGTTCAATGAAGCTTCGGCCATAGCTATGGGGGGATTAAAAAAAGTCGCACAAAACCTTACTGCAACTGACGGCGTGATAACAGAAGAGACTTTGCAAATAGCAAGAGAAGCGGATGCGAAAATAAAATCCCAGATAGGGGAAACCCATCCGCAAATAAAGAAAACGCAAAAGGCGTATACAGAATATGGTGCCTTCAACACTGTGGATAAAGAGAAAGCAATTGCCGAACCAGAGGAGACTACCGCAAAAACAAGTCCGTCTGGTGTAGGAGATCAAAAAATTAGTCTTAGAAATGATGAAATAATGGTTGAACATGTTGAAAAGGAATTCGTAAATCTAGATAGTCAATTGACCGCAGCAATAAAAAAGATTAGTATGGCATTAAGAGGATTTTCTAAGGAATACCCAGAGAATATTTCAGAAACATTGGATCCAAATTCGGATGACCCTTTAATAAAAGTATGGATGCCGAGTGGCGATTACCAGCAAGATTATATCAGGCTCCAGAAAAATATCAGGGTTGCTGGATTCCTTCAAGCAAGTTGGCGGAAACAAATGAAGAGACTTATTGGAAAATTTAAACCTGTCATATTGACAAGCAGACATGGAGGTGAATATACACTCCGTTACTTGGATGTACTGTCAAGCAGAATCATTGGCTTACTTGGTAAGAGAATTGAATCACTTGACAGGGTATACTCTGATTTCTTAGATGAGTATTCTGTTGAAAGACCAGAGGCCGGTAAACCAAGAGGGCCCAAAGTAATTAATATCTAAAGGAGATTATATTATGGCAAAAAGAAAATCAAGAACCCAATATACGTCAAAAGGTTCACGAAGAAATGTAGTAAACGGTAAGGGAAACGATTGGACTCCCTTGCAAGAAGTTAGACATAAGCAAGAAGCATGGATGAAAGGAAAAAAGGTATTTCTTACTATTGAAAATCCAGTTAAGAGTGAGACTGCGAAACCGTATATTCGAGTTCCGGCAGAACAGGTTTGGAGAAAATATGAACCATATAGAATGAAACAAACGCATGATTGACTTATAAATAACTAATACAGGAGTTTAATTAATGGTTGCTAATCCGACTAACGAAGCTGCATTTATAGATGCTCAGTCTAAAAACACTTCATCTCGCAATGCTCGCAACATAGCGGATTTGGATTTGTTTTTTCAAAGGAAGACTTCTACAAGGGATATTAACAAAGTTACAAATGTTCAGGCAGTTAAAAGGTCTGTTCGTAACCTTGTATTATTAAACCATTATGAAAAACCTTTTCATCCAGAAATTGGGTCTGGTGTTAGAGAAATGTTGTTTGAAAATATGACTCCTCTAACAGCTATTATTCTCAGTAAAAAAGTACAAGACGTTATTGAGAATTATGAACCAAGAGCAAGACTTGTTGGGGTGAAATCACGGCCAGACTTGGATCGTAATCTTTATGAAATGACTATAGAATTTTATGTAGTCAATGCTCCTACAGAACTGCAAATCGTAGATATATTTTTAGAGAGATTACGCTAATGGCAAATTTAAAAAGATTAGATGTTACAGAATTTGATTTTGATGACATTAAAGATAACTTAAAGACTTTTCTTAGAGGACAGACTGAATTCACAGACTATGATTTTGAAGGGTCTGGAATGAATATACTATTGGACGTTCTTGCATACAATACTCATTACCTTGGGTTCAACGCAAGTATGATTGCAAATGAAATGTTTTTAGATAGTGCAAGCTTACGTTCTAGTGTTGTATCTCATGCAAAGACTTTAGGTTACGAACCAACTTCTGTTACTGCTCCTACCGCAACTTTGGATGTAACTCTATCTGATGTATCAAACTCCACACGAACAATACCAAAACAAACTACTTTCAGTGCGACAGTAAATAATGATTCGTTTCAATTTGTTACAATTGCGGATACAACGATGACAAAGAATGGGAACGATATTGTATTTAATGATTTGGTTGTTTATGAAGGAACATTTGTCACACAGAGATATACTGTAGACTCAACAGATGCGGATCAAAGATTTGTTATTAATGACAATAGAATTGATTTAAGAACTCTGTCTGTTTCTGTTCAGAATTCTTCTTCAGATACCACTACAACAGTATTCTC